TTGGCAACATTGGCAACATTGGCAACATTGGCAACATTGGCAACATTGGCAACATTGGCAGCCCTGGGCAAGCTATCGGGAAGAATGGGAAGGCTGGCGGGATTCGATGCCGTGGAAGGGGAATAGGTTGGAAATAAGGGCAAAGAAAAGCTCCCGCCTCCCTTTCGGGAAACGGGAGCCGCTTTGCTTTTATTGTCTATTCTTCTCGCATTTTTGGCAGATTCTTAAAGTGATTCCTAGCTTGCGAAACTACCTCCCGTACCATGTCGGAAAAATAGCTTCCCATATTCGTGCCTTGTTTCTTGATTCCTATATTGTCTCGGAAATCGCGGAAATCTGCATAGATGCAGCCTCCGAGATAGTCGCATCCTATTTCCTCCCCTCTGAACTCGATTGTAGCAGATACAGCGAAGCAATCCCATTCCCCGTTTGTTACCTTCTCCAATGTTTCGCCGGTTTCATCAAAAGACAAATCGGCACAGAAATCGTCCATCCTATCAACTGACACTTTGAAGTTTTTTGTTTCGAATGCGTAGATGTTCATGGCGTTATTCCTCCCCTTTCCAAGCTGAAAACTTTCCTTTTGGAATTGTGAAAACAAATCCCTGGTCATTTTCAACAAGCACCCATTCCGACTCTTCAACTTGAAATGCCTCCATTTCATGACCAAACAATGAGAATCCATAGGCATGGAAAGAATCCTGTTCTGGATCGCTTAAAAGCTCCCCATCCCCATTCATGCTTTGCTCATAAAGGTAGGGAGTAAGGGGGGATTCCCCATCAAACTTTCCAGGCCTTTGCGTTTCGCTTTTCCAATGTTCAATGTTAATTCCTGTTTCTTCTTTTATGTTTTCCATGTTGTTTTTTATGTTGTTTTTATGTTGTTTTTTACCTAAAAAGAATCATCAATCCCGCGCAATAAAGCGCGATAATTAGCAGGAAAGCGAGAGAAGCGACAAGGAACCGATAGGCGGAAGCTATATCGGAGGCAATGCGCTTTTGCTTTGCGTGTTGGATTAGTTCAATAGGGATGTCTTTTGCTGTCATCGTGTGGTTTCCTTTATTTTGCTCCCCATGCCTTGCAAGGCCGAGAGGATAAGTAATAATTAGCGGAAGGATCACTTATGCGATATTCCGCCAGCATCTTGCGAGCCTCCTTCCTGCTATCTAATTCGTCCACGGTTTCAAGATAACGGGAGTCTTTACGTTGAATGTAAGTTTTCATTTTTTGCTTTGTTTTTATGTTATTTATTCAAAAGGTTTCCGAAGGCCTTCACTTCTTCAATGGTAAAGCGATGGCATCCTACAACAACGGCTTCAGAATCAATAGAAACAAGTGAGAAAGGGCCGACGGGGCACGTTTCCCCATTCCTATGCCATTCCTTTCCTTCCTCAATCTTCTTTCCAATAAATGCAAATGCTTTCCGCGCATCTTCCAAGTCAACTACGGCCCCATGGGAAGTCTCCACCTTGTCTCCATTGATTCGGAGCATGGGGGGGAGGATTCGGAGAGAGTAATATCCAGAGCCTTGCCATCCATCCCGCCATTCTTGCGCTTTCTCTTCCGCGCTGAGTCGCAAGATGCGATTGTTTTCCTCAATCCTGGCTTGTCTCTTAACCTCCCGCGCTTCCCGTTGCGCTTGCTTCTTATCTGTAGCATCTTGCCAAGCCTTTGCATTTTCATTCATAACGCCAAAGGCTCTCCCCTCAATCGCATAAAAGGAGTTAAGCGCGGAAGAAACTTCAAGCGATGGATCAATTTTTGTGAGGTGAGAAATCAAATCCCTTCGATTTTCACAATAATCGGCAAGACCTTTCGCTTTTTCATACCTATAGAATGCTTGCTTGTGAGGCTCTCGCTTTTCCTCCTTGAATGCCCTATCAACTGATTGATCAACAATTCCCTGCAGCGAATGCTTGGGATTCTCCACTAGAAAAACTTTCGCAAAACTAGGAATTGCCCTATAAACCAGGCTCTTGTGCTTCGCTGTTGTCATGGAATAACCACGATCTGTAACGAGATAAAGATTCTCACCCACTCGCCTAGCAATCGGGAAGTGGTTGCCGTAGGAGTATATCGTGCCCCCTTCAAAATAGAAGTTCGAACCTTTTCCGTTTTCCTTGTTTCCGCTTGCCCATAGGTGCGCTACTTGCTGATTGTTCATGGTGTCTTTTTTGTTGTTGTTGCGCTGGCGGGATTGCCAGCTTGCGGAACCATACCCATTCCCCATTTTTGCTCAATCTTTATTTTGCATCCCCTCAAAAAAACTTTCACCCATTGCCAATCTTCATCCCCTCCAATCTCCCGCAATCCCTTTGTTTATGCGCTCCTGCAGCCGATCAAGGAAGTCAATCAAAAATCTTTCAGCGCATCAAAATAGACTCATCCCGCAATCATGGCACAATCAATCCCGCCCCATTTCTCCCCCCTGCACAATCCCTCAAAATCTCCCCATGTCATCACCCTGCCCATGTCACAAAAACGATTTATAGGGCATCCTCACGCGCTCCTAGTTTAGAATCATTCTAAATAAGCATTGATTTTAGCCTTCTACCATGTCACGCTTCGAAAATCACTTTTTAAATCATGGCATCAAAGCTTGCAATCAATCGGAAGGAAGTAAGGGCAACCTATCTCGCCACGGGATCATTAACAGAAGCAGCAACCCTCCACGGCATCAAACCAGCTACCGTCAGACAATGGGCAAAACGCTATAATTGGGAAACCAGCAGGAACGCGGAAAAGCTCGTGGAGAAGAGTATGGAGATTCAGCAGATTAAAAGAGAGAAGGGGCATCCTGACGCTGTGGCTATTTGTCACGCTGATGATGCTTTGGAAGTGTCTTTAGAGGCGAATAAAAAAGCTTTTGTGTCGTCTATGGCAGGAAGCCTGGCAAGGGCATCGCAGGAGATTGCATCTTCACCCTCAGCCCTTGAACACTCGCGCCGCATGGTTGACCTTGCTGGTGCTGCTAAGACCATTCTGGGTATCGGGGCTGATTCAGATGCCCCTCGGCTCTCTGTCAACGTCCTCTCTCTTGATGCGTCTGCCCTGTCCATTGTTCCAGGACCGTCTAGTAACACGCTTTCTCTGTAGATCGGCCCATAAGATCAGATAACGCACAGAATAAATAGTTGTAACATCCCGATGTTTACAGAGTAAAAAAAGACTTATTCATTTTTCTGAATGGTCATTGATGAATTTCAGATATGTTAGAAGCAAATCTAACAATCCTTTTTTGGGAAAATTGACCTGACGGACACCACCCCTTTGACGGAAATTTTTCGGGCGACTCACCCGTAAAAGTCCCCACACAATTTTTCCTAAAAATCCCGTGTCACTTTTTCGAGTGCTTTGTCTTCACCCAATGAGCTTTTCCGAATATCGTCTTTCTCGCTAGTTCCTCTGGTAGTGAGAGGAGGTGGCATTTGAGGATTAGGTAGTTGTTTGGAGAGAGTAGGGATGGTAGGTTGGTTGGGTCTTCTCCGTTTGATAGGCAAGCTTTCGCTTGGGATAGGAGGAGTTTTTGGTTGGATTCGTAGTCCATCTTTTCTTTTCTTTTTATACTTTTTCTTTTCTTTTCAATTGCGCTTGGCTTGCGGCTGGGGCCGCGCCTCGCTTGAACGGCTTGCTCTGTGGAGCTTCGCCTACTTCAGCACCTTCGGTGGGATTCTACGAGAGAATAATTCGTTAGGAGGGCTGCTGGCGCAGGGCTTGATATTGCTTCGCAAAGAATGTGAAGTCTTGTTAAAGACGGCCCCCCAAACCCCCCAAGACGAAACTGGAGGGTTGTAGCAAGAAGCGGAGGATGGTATCCGATTCTTCGCGGGGGGTAGGTTTTGATTCCTACTCGCCGTTTGTCTCAAGCCTTCCGTGGTACGCATTCACGCTTGGCTTTCAGTTCCTTTTTGGAACGAGGAGATTATGGCATGGGGGAGAGTTAGTGTCAAGAGGGAGGGGGTTTAGGTTGTGGTCTAATCTTTGGTGGATTTGTTTAGGCTGGAGGCTAAAGATGAATAGGAAGTTTATTTGCCGACTTTATCGCAAACGATAAACTGAGCGAGTGGATGTCTATGAACGGCGACATTTCGTGGATGTTCAGTATCGTTGACATATGCCTCAAGAATTATCACTGGAGGTTATAAAGGTGGTTATTCGGGTATCTTTCAGCTTATTCCCCAAGTTGTTTAAGAAGGCGGCACTCACCGCTTTTCCCCGAATAAAAAATGGTCGTGGGAGGGTCAGGTCGCTACGAGTGTCTGGATCGTAGCCAATGGCTAACTCCACCAGATTCGTCCCTCAATGCCTCCCACGAGATAAGCGGCAACCGAGGCTCTTTGAAGAGCGTGTCAGTCACCGCATCCAGTTCGCCTAAGCTAGGCTGGAGCAGTACGGAGCCGCGCTATGCGAGACTCCGATACAAATACTAGGCATTTTTTGAAATGTGTCAAGCATTAGTAAATTATAGTGAGCTACGGAGGTAGGACTCGAACCTACAACACTCAGAGCCAAAATCTGATGATCTACCGATTGATCTACTCCGTACTGCTTTTGGGAAGACAAAGGATGTCGTATTGATTCCCTCCCTCATCTGGGAAAGGCTCAACGTCATATCCAGCATCAATGACCCATCTCAAGACATCCGCAGGGCGGCATCCTTGGCGCGACAATGCCCAAGAATTGATTTCTACCCATAGGATGGGCATATGGCACAGAATCGTGCTTTTGGCTCCATATAGGGCTTTTAATTCGTATCCCTCCACATCTAGCTTTAGGAAGTCGAGGCGCGGAAGGTTAAGGGAGTCGAGAGTCACCACCTTGATAGACCCGCTTTCTTGGGAAAGATGAGAGGCTCCCGCATTGCTGCTTTGGTTGAATTGAATGGATTCCTCCTTGTCCCCTAGTGCAATGTTAAGAGAAATGGCATCTGGGCAGTTATGCACAAGGCATTCATGCGCTTGCGGGTTAGGTTCAATGGCAATAACCTTGCCTTCTGCTCCAACTGCCTTGAGGTATGCTGCTGTGTGGTCGCCAATAAAGGCTCCAGAATCAACAACATGATCGCCTTCATTGATATGACCAAGTATGATTGGAAGAGCATACTGATCGTGATCCAGTCTCCCCGATTCCTCCACCCACTTCGAGATATGGGTATCACCTTCAATGACGGCAATACCAGACGGTAGGATTTTCATGACAGAAAGTTTTATGCATTTTCTTTCCATTTGGCAAGCAATATGTAAAGAAGGAGGAATGGTTGTTGACATATTCATTCGCTCCTACAAGGAAGACTTCCCGTGGCTTGTCTATTCCTTGAGATCCATTCAGAAGTATGCGAGTGGGTTTGGGAAGGTTCATATTGCTGTTCCAGCACAGGATATTGGCGAAATGCCAAATGTGGGCGCAGCAGAGGTGCATTTAGTGCATGACTCTGGAAAAGGGTATCTTGAGCAGCAGATTACAAAGATGATGGCAGAGAAGTATTGTAATGGGAATTATGTGCTGCACATGGATAGCGACTGCCTTTTTACAAAGCCAGTATTACCAGATGACTTCTTCATTGACGGGAAGCCAATTATGCTACGCGAGAATGGCGTAGAATCGCCCTGGAATGACATTAGCGCAGTCTCGCTAGGGTGGAGGGATGAATATGAGTATATGAGGCGTTTGCCGATTATCTATCCGAGGTGGATCTATCGGGAGTTTCGAGGATGGCTGCATAACTATCACGGGATGCCTGTTGATCAGTGGGTGATGAGGCAACCAGATAATAAGTTTAGCGAGTTTAATACGATGGGGCAATGGGCGCATAAGTTCTATCCAGAGGAGTTTCATTGGGCGCATCCATGTGAAATTCAGCCAGTTGCACGACAATTCTGGTCATGGGGAGGAATCACACCAGAGGTGCAGGTGGAAATTAACACTATTCTCGCATGAATGTGCAGAATATGTCAGAGTATGACCCAGAGTTTGATGAAGTGGATAAAGCACTTGATCAACTCAAGGCTATTGCATCAGAGCATTTTGACGTTGGCATCATCATGCTTTCCAGAGAAAAAGATGGAAGCACTTCTTACCACAGCACCGAGTTTGGAAATAAATTTGCCATTCGCGGGATAGTTGAGAGTTATGTTGGTGGAGAGCTTGATTCGGAAGAAATAGATGATGATTAGATGATTCAATTAAACAAAATTATTGCCCTTGACCAACTTAGTTAAAAAAACTACTCCTTAAAGCTGATATGGCATCCCTTACATTTGCACAGGCTAAAACATTGCTGGCTCCGTATGTTACGAGTCAAGGCAGCACCGATCCTGTGGTAGCAGATGCAATTAACTTTGTCAACGAGAGGTTCATCACGTCTGGTCAGTGGAGGGGCAATAGGTTCTTGATGAGCTTTACTTGTTCCGTTGATTCTAATGGGAACTATTACTTTGACACGGTTTCAGGCGTAGAAAGCGTGATGAAGGCAATGGCTATTAATACCGATAGTCTTTCTGGAGACATCGCTGAGATTATGCCAGATTGGTATCCCTGGGTGGATGGTGGTCTTGGATGGCTCCCTCCTTCTTATGTGGGAGACACGCAGATTATCAGAATGGGGCCATCTGTTGCGTATCCTCTTCCTTCTGGAAATGGTTCTGGCTCATTCACCGCCGACACGCAGAGGTATAGAGTGATTGGAAAAGTTCCCGAGGATAGGACGATTTACTGCATCGTGCGCAGGGGATATGTTCCTCTTGTCAATGACACGGATCGACTTGTTCCCTCCAATAGAAACGCATATCGCTATGGCGTACAGGCATATAACTACGAAAATGCCAACGAACTTGAGAGAGCGAATGTGTATTGGGGGCTTGCCTATCAATGCTTGAATGATGAGACTCAAGCAATGCTTGAAGGAGAGGATGCACAAGTCGATATTCAAACCAAGGCATTCGCTGGTGGATCAATTCAAAATCTAATCTAATCTATGGAAGAGGATAATATATTTCAATCACTTGGCGGGTTCGGTCAGTTCCAAAAAGCCTTTCTTGGCGCAATGGGACAAGAGCCGAAATTTCAGTTTTCAAGCGGTGCTTCTACTGGCCCACTCAAGGATCAAGTCGCTAATGTTTATGGAGGCATTCCTTCTTCATCTACCGTGATGGCAAATCCGAACAGGATGAATACTGCACAGTCAACGCAAAAGGCGAGCAATGCACTAGTTAGCGCATCCGAAGCAGTTAAGAATCTTATGCAAGCTGGCAAGGCTATCCCTCAAGGATTATCTGAAAAGATGAATCTAGCTGCATATTCTCGCGTCGAGAGGGACAGCAGTGGTAATATCATTGGTCTTACTGGAAAGAAAAAAGTTGGTGCTGCTGGCACAATCGCAGGAGAGCTTGCGCAAGACTGGAGTGCTACAGCTCCTTTTGATCGTATTGATGCATTCAAGCAAAGCCAAAATCAACCAACTGCGATTGAGAAGCAATCTGATCCTGCGACAATGATGAAGGCTCAATCAAATAGAGACGCTTTCATGGAAAGGATTCAAAGGGAGGCGGTTCAAAAAGTAAAAGATCAAAAGCTGGCTGCTGGAATAAATCCAGAAACAAATGAGGTTATTGGAGGGCCAGAGGTAAGCACTGAATATGATTCAAGTATATTTGTTCCAGCGTTGAAAAAAGCAGAGAGAGAGGCATCACAAAAATACTTGAGTGAAGGAACCTCATATTTGAAACAAAAGGAATCAATACAACAAACAATGCAAAACCTTGCGGCTAAAGGCCAGCTTACTATGGATAAGGCAAAAACCCTAATTTCTGGGCGCGATGCCTTGGACGCTAAAGTAGAAAAACTTCTTGTTGATGATGAACGTGCATATGAAAAATTAAATAAAGCAGAAAAAGACAACACTGTTACTAAAGTCACAATGACTCCATATGGGTTTATTGAATCAAAAAGAAAGCGTCCTGTTGCTTCTCCAGAAAATCAAGGTGCATAATAACATCTAATTATGCAAGGTACACCAGACTACGCACAGGCAAAGACATTCCAAATCGGCGTTGGTGGAGGTGGAGGCGGGAGATCCAGCTTTGGCCCTAGTGGATATGCAGCTGCCTATCTTGAGGGGCAAGGCATCATGGAGATGCTTGATTGGGAGGACAAGCGCAGGAGGCAAGCTCAAGAAGAGGAGTATGCCGCGCAGCGTTCTGAATTTGCTCGCAATGCAGAGCTTAGGGCACAACGAGATCAGCAGCTTCAAGAGATGGCGGCAGTTAATGCTGCAAAGAAGGCGCAGGATCAAGAAAGGCTTGAATCACTAAAAGCGCAAAGGGCACAAGACCTGGAGGATCAATTTGGCAAAGTCACGGCAATGCTGGAGATTATCGACCCGCTTGATAAAGACGCTGCCAAAAAGATTAAAGACATCCACCAGAGTAATGAATTTCTTTCCTTGATTGCGAATCGCAACATGAGGCCAGCCGCAATGGAGGCGTTCAAGGGCAAGGAATCCGAAGTTGCAGAGGTGAGAAGCGGATTACAGCAGATTGCAAAGGATGAATATGGTATTGGTGGATTTGATTTTGACAGCATTCCAGCCACCAAGGAGGGGCAGATTGACTATCGTGGATTCCACTCCATGATGCAGCAGCAAGCTGATGAGATGAAGCGCAGGGCAGAGCAAGAGGTGGAGCAATACCAAGCTCCAGCTGGATATATTCCAGAGATTGCAACTGATCCTTATGGTCGTCCTTTTGTTAAGGGTAAGATTAAAGCTCCTGTGACTCCAGAGGAGGAAGAGGATAAGGTTGCAAAGAAGCTGCAATTAGATGAATACTTGGCACAAAAGAGGATTGGAATGCCAGCATCAATGCGTCCATTGTCTTCCATCAAGGAGGAATTGCGTAAGGCCCGTGAGACTCAGCAAGCTGCACCAGAAGAAGCTCCCGCTGCATCACCATCTCCACAAGCACAAACTCCTTCCCAAACTACTGAGCCATCTGCTACAACTGATTCCACCACCACGAAGAGAATCCCTCTTGGTGAAATCTTTAAGTAGCCATGCCATTCAATCAAGACGCTTTAGATCAAGCAAGAAGCCAAGGGTATTCCGATGAAGAGATATTCTCGCACCTTGCAAGTAGCGACAAACGATTTAGCGTTGCAAAACAGCAAGGGTACTCCTTGGATGAAATTGCCACGCAATTAACCAAAGGAGGTGAAACAAATGAACAAGTCCAAAATCAGCCACAAGCCGACCAAAATCGCAATGCGGAACGAGAGCCTTTACAAGAAGACCAGCTGCAAGCAGCAGATGTCGGGCAGCGTAATGAGCAAGGATTGCTGCCACAAGACCAAGGCCAGCGTCGAGGGAATGACCAAGCCGATCTAACAGGAGGTGAGTCAATTGAAGGACAAACGCAAGATGCCCAAGGAGGAATCCAAGGGGCGCAAGAAAGGCAAGGCGTACCAAGCCAAGTCCCTACGGGGAACCAAGCGGAAATAGCACAAGCGGTTAAGATGGAGCAAGGCGTTCAACCCGCCGCTCCTGCAAAGCAGCAAGTTGGTGGATTGGCGGCATTTGGAAGGGGTATCACTCAATCTCTCGCCGCAACCAATGAACTTCTTGCTGATGCAGTCGGATTGTTCCCATATTTAGAGGATAAGGCAGCTAGGGCATTCGGGATTGACAGCAATCTCTACAACCGATGGAAAGATGCGGTTCATTCAACTGGACTAGGAAAGCCAGGTGTTGAGGCTGCTGCAATCAAGCCTACAGAAGAACTGACAACTGCTGGTCAAATTACCCAACCAATCGGAACTATGGTTGGCGATTTGGCGTTTATTCTTGGAACTGGTGCTATGGGAGAGTCCGCTGCTGGATCAAAGATGATCGCCCAAGCGGAGCCTACAATCATTCAAGCCGTTAAGGATTCACTTCCCCAAATTCAGCGTGGATTGCAAGCCATGTCAGTTCCAGCGGCAAAGTCTGGAGTTGATGCCATTCAGCGTTCTGCTGATAAGGGAGATGACACAATCACCCAAATGGCAAAGGGCATGGCAAGCGCAATTGCTACAGACGTAATTGGAGCAATGCCTCTTGCTGCACAAAGCAAATTGACAAACCCCGTGTTGCGATTCTTGGAGCAAGGAGCTTATGGGTTTTTGACATCTATTCCTGCAACTGAATTCCAGAAGCAAGTTGAGTCATGGTCTGAAGGAAAGCCTTATGTTCCTAGTGAATTTAAGGATATGGTTATTCAAGCAATTCCAATGGGATTGATGAGTGGCGTTTTTGGAATTGCCCATGCCCCTCAGAACGTAAAGATCAAGAGGGAGATTGAAGAAGCTGGACTTCCTCAAACCGCTGAAGTGGTTTCTGAAACAATGGCAGAAGAGCCAGTTGCGGCGGAAGCATCCAATGAACCTCCCGCTGAGATTCCAGCCGAACCACTAACTGAAATTCCCGCTGAAGCACAACCAACCAAACCAAGTGAAACAGAAATCCCAGAAACAAGTCGCGTATCTCCTGTCGAAAGTGTCGCCCCTTTCGCAGAAGCAGCAGTCAAAGCTGAAGAAGGAGTTGCACCAAGGCAAGGTGAAGGTGAAAAAGAAGTAGCCGCTCCCGAAGGAGCCAGGGTCGCCGCTGCTGCCTATCTCGCTCCCGATGGAAAAACCTACGAAGGAGCGTCACATCTCGAAGCAATGGAGAATGCCAAGAAAGCAGGAGCCATTACGCAAGCTGAAATTGACGCAAAGCAGACGGCAGAATCACGCAATACCGAGGAGTTCGGCTATGTCGTAACGCAGCCAGACGGAACTCGCGTTACCACAAACCGTGAGGCTGCTGGAAAAATAGCAAAGGCATCTGGTCAAGCTCTCAAGGAAGAGTTTGATTTTGGCGACAAGATGCACAGCAATGAGACGAAGCTAGATGATTTCCCGCAAGCTGGAGAGGTGAAGGAGCCTACATTCATGGAGCGAGCGGAATCATGGGCAGACCAAACGCTTGCTGATTTCGTCAAGCAATCTAGAAAGGCTGGAATCACACCAGGATTTGAAGGCCCGAATGCAGCTGAAGTAATTGCAGCAGCAGCCGTTAAAGGCGCAGCTATCATTGCCCGTGGTGCTAGGGAGTTTGGCGCATGGTCAAAAGAGATGGTTGCGCGATACGGCAACGCTATTGAGCCATACCTTTCCGACATCTGGGAGAAATCCAAGGCATATGCTGCTGGTGGCGAGAAGGCTATGGAGGATGTGCTTCCGTATCTCAAGGAAGGCAAAGGCCCGACCGTGATGCGAGGAATGTCAGAGCGCATTGCAGAACAGGCTCCTGAGTCGCTGCGTTATCAGATTGAGGCAGATGAGCTTGTCGGAAGGAAGAAAGTTTCCTTTATTGAGGCCAATGAGTTTGTCTCATCTCTCAAGGATGATGATGTTCTTGCTGAATACGAGCGCATCAAGTCCATGCCAAAGAGCGAGAGCCAAGGAGCCTACAAGGTTGCTCTTGGACGAAGGGCAAGCGAGATCCTTCAAGAGCGTGGAGATGACGCTGCCTCTGGTCGCATCATCAACGAGATTTCAGAGGAAGGATCGTATGCTGGCGTTGTCTTGTCTGCTATCGGAAACTTCTTTGCAACTACTCCTAAAGGATTCCTAAACGATGTTATTTCCGCTGCTGAGAAGAAAGGTGTTAAACTCAGCGAGAAAGCCAAGCAAAAGACATCTGATCTTTATGGGTCTTATCTTGAGGCAAAGAAGAATCTTGAGCTTGCTACTGAAACGATGCTGAACATTGGCAGCGAAGAGGAGTTTAAGCAGGAATTGAAGATGCTGAAGTTCTGGGGGGATAAGGCACTTGATGCTCAAACTGCTGTTCAGAAATATGTTGGAGGATTGATGCCAAAGGATGTTCGCACGGAGATGTATCCCGCGCTGCAAAAGCTTGGGCTTATATCCACAAGATCGTCTGTTATCAACTATGAGCAAAACATCATTAAGGCACTTACAATTGATATTCCAGCAAATTTAATTAGCTCTGGAGGTGATATGCTCAAGGCAATGGTTTTGGGAAGAGAAAGAACATTTGTATATGGCCCACAAGAGGCTGCTATTCTAATTTCTACTATTGCAAAACACACGCCAGAAATGGCAGTAAATATCATTAAAGCAATCGCAGGAAAAGACTTGCGCATCTCTAACCCTGCTAACTCATTGGAAGTCAAGGCAGCATTTGATCCAAAGGCGGCAATAAAAAGGCTTAGAAATAACCCAGAGGATCTTGAATATGACTATTCAGTAAAGGAAAAGGTTAAAGATTTCGTGGAAGCTACTTATGGAAGAGTGGCAAATGTCATGGCAGGTTTCCTAATTGCCACAGACAGGCCGACTCGCGTTGGAGCCGAGAGGGCAGCGGCTTCCAGCATAGCCAGAAACCTTGGACTAAAAGGTTTGGAATACAAAAAGTTCCTTGAGGCTCCAGAGAAGGCTATTGAGTTTTTTGTTAGAAGGACAGAAAAAGATCCAGCAGTAAGGGCTGAGAAAATTGCTGAATATAAGAAGCGATTGAATGACATGACGGCTGAAGCATTGATGGAGCAGGAGGGTAAAGCATTTAAGGCATTAACAAAATTCACAAAGCTTATTGACGATTTATTTGCAACAGAAGGAGGAAAGGGTGCATTCACATCGGTTCCACCTTGGATCTCGACAATATTTAATAATGTTGTTTTCCCGTTTGTTAGATATTCTGCCAACTTTGCAGCCTCAGTTTTCAAGCTTGCTCGACCAGAAGTTGCTGCGATTTCATTTGTGTCTAATGTTTTGCAGAAAAAAACCTATGCTGCGACAAGGGATTTTGGACTTCTTGGAGTTTCAATAACAACAGGCGTTATCGGATATTATTTATATAAAAACGGCATTATTAATGCTAGTTATAAACCGCAATCCAAAGAGCAGGATATTGGTCAAGAAACTGGAGATACTGGTGGAATGATTAACTTTTCTGCTATGTATCGTCACTTTAATGGCCAGGATTCCACATGGAGGAATGATGACAATATCCAAAAGCTCACTTCTCTTGGACTTGTTGGGGTAATGATGAACGCTCAAGCAGACGTTCAAAAAATCATGGATGACGCAAGAATCCAAGATCAGAATGCAAATGTTGCGTGGGCTAGGTTTGTTACTATCCCGAAGGTTATGCAGCTTGCATTGAATGCATCAACAATGAAAGGGGTTTCCGATTTTCTTTCCGCTGTTTCAAAGGATCAATTGGATGGATGGTACAAATCTGTGTTTAAGACACTTGTGGCAGTTCCAGCACCAATGACTCTTGATCAAATATCAAGGGCAACTAGAAAATATACAATTGATGTTGATGGTGAAAATGTTCCATCAACTCTTTACAACATTATAAATGCAAGATTTGGTTATGATGAATATCTTCCAAATAAATATGGAGTTTGGGGAGAGCCAATTCCGCAAACTCCAAAAGGAGAAAATCCATTCGTCTATAATCTTATCAATCCGTTCAACAGCAGGACATTAAACTACAAGCCAGCAACCGAACAGATGATGCTTCTTTACAAGCAAACGCTTGACAAGGAAGTTCTTCCATCCAAGCAAGACAATCAGATTACAGTTGGTCGCAGCACATACAAACTTGATACTGCGTCGAAACAACGAGTGCAGCAACTTGTTGGACAAGAGAGGCTAAAGCTTATCAACAACCTTATTGATGGAAAATACTTTGAGGGAGAATACGGGCAAGAAGTTCCTTGGGTGATGCTTACAGAAGAGAGCAAATTGAGAAAATGGAAGCGTAGTCTTGATTTGGGAAATGAGCGCGGGAAGAAAGCTTTCGTCAATGAGCGTGAAGCTAAAGGAATTGCGATTGGCAAGAAGATGTTGACCACTCCAGAGAGAATAGAGAATATCAAAGCTCTGCAAAAATAATATGGCAGCACCGAATCAACCAACTTTTCCAAAGCCAGCACTTGATGTTGGAGTAGCGCAATACCCTACTCCTATTGTACCAGACTTTTATACAAAGAATGGAGACATTATCCTCGTTGTTAAAGAGAGCTTTGAGAAGGGAAGCTATAATCCTAAGCCTCTTGATGGATCAATCACCTATACTGGCAGGGATGCAAACAAATGGCCCGATACACTTTACTTGGTTGCCCAAAGGCCAACGGAGGACGGGGAGTATGTCTATAACTTCTATGCGAATGATCGCTCCCTAGAGTCGCAAGACATTTATAACTACGGGGTAGAGTATAGCGAGAACAACCCAGACTACCCGATCACATCGCGCCAATACATTGTTCCCCGCGAGCAATATGAGCCAGTTGAGCTTGGTGCTACCGACCCTGTATTCGGAGGGGATCAAATCATCTCTCAGCAGAAGATGGTTGAGCTTCCCGATGAAAACCCGCTGCGATCTCGCTATGTAGCAGTTCAGAGGATTTATGAAACAATCCCTGGGCCAATCGTTGCTGGATACCAATATGATGAGTTCTTTGAGGCAAACCTTGAGATCAGCAAGCAGATTGTTGCTGCTGGCGCACCTCCAATTGCAATTGAAAATGGATTGCTTTCTTACAAGGATGAGCCAGTTGATTCGGCAAAGTCTCAGAGAGTTATTGTAACAACACCTAGTCTTCCTCCGACTCGCACGGAATATAAGACTGGAACGTATCAAAGCCCGACTCTTGTATTCGGTATTGTTACAGAGGCAGTCAATATAGCTTGCTCTGGAGATCAACCAGACATTCGCGTTAGGCTAACACCAAACACAAGGGCGGCTCAGTCAAAGCAAACGACATTCAAGACAATTACATCGTATTCCTATGGGCCTCCAGAACCAGGTGATACAGACCTATTCAACCCCGTCCCAAAGTTGGTGGCATATACTGGATATGTGATTAACTTTAATTTGGGCGGTGCGCTCTGTGATGAGATCCAATCACTATTCGCATACAAAACATGGAATGGCAGCGAGGTTATTACTACTTATTTAGAGCAAATTCCTGCACACTATTGCAATGATGGGTTTGGGAATTTGGTTCCAAATGTGTACGAGAATTGGCTTATCGAACCTACTTCACCAACCGCAACTGAATATCTTGCTGTGATCGGAACGTATCAGAAAATTTCTTGGGAATCCCGTTACTGGAAATCTGGAATCTGGGAAAATAAAGAAATCTGGGTTAAGCTGATCTAATGGACTACTATCAATCAAGCCGACCTCCAGTTGATGACTCTGGATTATCTGGAGGAGTTGCATTTGCCTTTGATGGTCAGATTGCATCATTCAATACTGGCACTGGTGGCAATCAACCATTTTACGACGACTCCGAAAATGACGGGCTTGGAAACGATCCTATTCAGTCTCCAGTAGTTTACACTCTTCAAATTTGCGTTGATGGCGTTACCATGAATCTTGATGTGTATGCCGCTGGTCAACCATATATGCCAGAATAGTTATGGTTGCTAAACTGCTGCAATGCTGCTTGCCAGACAATTGCGGGAACGAATGCTGTGGTTGCTTTTTCGGATACGAGAGTAATAATTCAGCACCATTTCCATGCGGACTTTTAATTAGTTATATTTACGTTCCGACATCAGATGGTTTTCTTTACAATAACACAACTTTTATTGGACAGAACGTAGGGCCATCTTGCCCATACTCTCCACTGGACGGAATTCTTCCTGCATCATGGGTTCCATTTACCACAACTTATACATCTTGGTGGTTTAATCCAGAAAGCGGAAACGCACAAATTCTAACCGATAAAGCGCATGATGATGGACTGATCGGAAGTTCTACAAACATTGAATTGTATGGAGATTATTCCACCAATACAATGATACCATTCTTTAATGAGGAGACGCAATCAACGGAATATAGGCCCATTGAAAATGGAGACATAATACCATTTTCAATGGTTATATCATATTATGATAAGCCATCCGCAACATATGTTTCTAGGTACTATACAGTAAATGATCTAACATATAAGTCATACGCTTGCGCCCAATCTCATCTTGCGACCGTCACTTGGTATGACACAATGCAGCCAGATGGAACATACTGGAGCATCACAAACATAGAAGCTACCATCACTCCTTCGTAGGAAATGAACTGTCAGTTTTTTGATAATGGAAAGTGCTTGTTGGGATTCCATAACTCAACTCCCAATGAAGGCAACTGCCGATCATGCATCAATGCTGGTGAGAACAATAATGAGTTTGCAGAACGACTAGAGAAGTCCAGAGCAACGATCCTATCCAATCCATCCACGTTTGCTAAGAAAATACAATCGCTTGTTGGAGATGTGAAAACATGGGCAGCAAGCGGAATGCCTATTTCAAAGCCAAGCGCATTTTCGCAGAGGATAGAAATTTGCAAAGCCTGTGAGTTTTGGAATCCGAAAGGATTTAAAGGAACTGGATCGTGTTCAAAATGCGGATGTTCCACGCAAGCCAAGCTGCGCATGGCAACCTCTAAATGCCCTATTGACAAATGGGGGCCGATAGTTTAATCCTATCGCCATTGAAAATATGAATGTATTTATTTCCTATCACCCCGACGACTATGCCCTCATGGAGCGTTGGGCAAAGCACACGGCAAAGCTTGGCTTTTATGGGTCGCATTCGATCTTTATCATGCCAGCACACGGAGCAGAGTCCGAAAAGATTGCTGCAATTCTAAAGCCTTCCTTCTCTAAGGTTGATGTCCTTTCGTGCTACCATGAGCAGCGTGGGTGGCCCATCTCCTGCAATCTTGCATTTGAGCAAGCTGCATGGCACTCCTTTAATGTTACTAAAGCACCGTTCCTCTGGATGGAGCCAGATGCGGTTCCTCTCAAGGCATCCTGGCTAGATGATATTGCTTCTGCATATGCTTCTTGTGGAAAGCCATTCATGGGTGATTTTGTTGGCATCAAGAACATCATGCCTAATGGCATTGACCACATGAGCGGGGTTGCTGTTTATCCAGCAGACCTTCCCGCTTTTGCTGGATCAGCATTCAATAACGAGAACATTGCATGGGACATCGCAAGCGGAAGAGATGTTGTTCCCAAGATGGCTAGGACTTCCTTGATTCATCACGATTGGATTCCAGACAAGAAGTGGCGCAGGGATGTCGTAACTCCAGACTGCGTTAAGGAAGGGGCCGTCATCTATCATCCCGACAAGAAGGGAGTTCTTTTTGCTGATGGCGAGACTAGAGTTGCGGGAGAGCCGCAAACGGGTGCGCCTGTGAGCGTTTCCTCATTTGAACAATCGCCATCAGCACAGAATTATGAATACGACAAGAAAGCCGCGAACACTGAAGAAGACCTCATCAATCAGTTCAAAAACATCCTCCTCAATGCCGACTCCTCCCGTAGTTTCAAACGGGCAATCAAATCCTGCCTCATCGAAAGCGGGTGGATCAAAAAAGCCAAGAGTCCCAAGCAGCCTAGAAAGAAAGTTCGATCTTCTGTGGGCGAGCATCAACGGGCATACTGATCTCCTAACGGAGTATCGGTTTCATCCTACTAGAAAATGGCGAGCGGATTATGCCCATGAGACTAGTCGTGTTTTGATTGAAGTGGAAGGAGGGGCATGGGGTGGTCGCCATTGCAGGGGTGGTGGATTCCTTGCCGATGCAGAAAAGTATTTGGAAGCTGCCATGCTTGGATGGCTTGTTATTAGACTGACATCGCCACTGATCACTTCAGATAATTTAGTTAGAATAAAAAATTTTATTTCGGATAGGTCAAATTTCTTATTGCTAAAATAAAACTGCCAAGATGTAATGGCCACATGAGGCTAAAGCAAGGATTCATAAGGGATGATGGCAAGGTTTTCTCCCAGTATTTCAAGAGAAATGGCGTTGAAAAAGAGATGTGGTATTCATATGATGTATTTCAAAAAATAAAGAAAAAAAGAATTGCTAGAAACATTGATAGGCAAAAAAGAAATAGGGAGAAGCATTCCAAGAGCGTAATGGAGTGGAGAAAAAGAAATCCAGGGAAAGCAAGTAAATCAAGTAGGGAATCGTCCGTTTTGTGGAGAAAAAGAAATCCAGAGAAATCAAAAATAAAAAGCACAATAAGTAATTTTAAAAGAAGATCAATCAAGGCAAATCAGCTACACCCAGAGCATGATCAATCAAAAGAAATGCAACTTGTAAAGATTGCTAAATCTTTAAGCCTTCAAGTAGATCACATTATTCCATTAAGTCGTGGTGGATGGCATTGGCATGAAAACCTTCGACTGCTTCCAAAGAGCTTAAATTCAAGTAAAAATAATCGCCTTGATTCAGAGCTTCCATTGAATCATCAATACGATATTGAGTTTTGGAATAGCGTCACAAAGTTTTATTTACATTTTCCGCTTGACGCAATTTAATCAGTATAATAACGCTACTCATAGCGCAACAGTGGCAATACTGGCGGGTCGCTATCCGCAACATGGGCGTTTAAAACAAATTAAGAACCTCGCCTACTCTTAAAAAAAGGAAGAAGGCACAACGCATTCTTCAAAAACAATCCAACAATTTAATATCACATGATTACTTGCTCCACCATCAACGATCTCTTCCAGCGCGAAACTGGTCGATTCTCCGTTGACATTCAGCAACGCTATCAAGTCGAGTCCCCTTGGGGCCGTCTTGTTCGTGTTGGCAAATTCCCCCTCGGAATGGGCACTTCCCTCAACGAAATCACCGTTGAGCGTGTTCTTTCGGGATCTATCGAAAACGACTGGTCGAATGTCTCGACCTCCAACGGAACCTCCAGCAACGGATGCGTCCCTGCCACCAGCGATCTCGCTTTTGGTCAGACCGTCCTCAACTGGAACCTCCAGACCAAGGCTTATCAGACCCCCTGCATCTGCCTTGACGATCTGAAGACCTCCTTCCAAGTTGAGTCGCAGGTTTCCAAGACCGTTGAGCAGCTTACCCAGCTGACCAAGACCGTTCTGGACAACCGCCGCCGCTCGGAATACCTCCGTCTGGTTCCCAAGATCCAAGCTGGTTATGCCACGGAATACACCAACCTCAACGGCGTTGGTGGCGTTCCCGTGCCGACCGTCCAACTCTCGCAGGATCAACTCGACGTTATTCGCGTCCAGCTTATCCGCGATGGTGCTGGTCACAACCCGCTCGGTCGTGAGAACGGCGCACCTGTCCTCGGTCTGATCACCAGCCCTGAGACTAGCCGCCAGCTCCTACGTAACAATAGCGAGCTTCGTCAGGATCTCCGCTTCGCCACTCCTAGCGAGCTGGTGCAGCCCCTCGGCGTTGACCGCAGCTACGGTGGGTTCTATCACATGGTCGATTTCGAGGTTCCTCGTTTCACCTACTCCACCTCTGGAGGCGGCACTTACACGCAGGTTTATCCCTTCGTGCAGCAGTCCACTACCTCTGGCTTCAAGTGGGTTTCCAACCCCGCCTACAATGCCGCTCCTTACGAGGCCGCGTACATCTTCCATCCCGATGTGTACGAGGAGGCAGTGCAGCAGGTTGGCCCGAACATCCCTGGTGCTGCCTTTGATGACGCTCCCTACTACTACAGTGGGCAGTTCTTCTGGCTCAACATCCGTGATGCGGTGAACAACCCCCTCGGCAAGAATGGTCGCTGGCTCGCCATCTTCCAGAGCGGAAGCCGTCCGCTTCAGCCTTGGCTTGGAAGGGTCGTGATCCACAAGCGGTGTCCTAATGATCTATCTTTCAGCTCTTGCACAAACAGCTAATAGCTGATTCTACAGAGTAAAATAGACTCAAAATCCCCCCAATCGGAGAAATCTGGTTGGGGGGATTTCTTTTTTTATTGATACTGAAATCATTTGTGCATATTCTAAACAAATGAATACTCCATTGACTGAAGATCAAATTGCAAAAATCCACGAACTGAAGCAAAAACATTTTGGTAACACAACAATTGCAGCAATGGTTGGGTGCAATCGCAATACAGTTTTATACCACACAAGTGCAAAATACCGACATTCATGTTTGTCTGCTGGTGGCAGGAAACATGGAGTCAGATTAAGCGATGAAGAAAGGATGAGAATATTTCAGCTTCACAAAGAGGGAATGTCTGGATTACAGATTGCAAAAAAACTAGGCATCAACAATGCAACAGTTTACAGATATGTTTCTCATGGCAGGAGACAAAAAGACATAAATAGGCAGAGGAAATATCCAGCAAAAGAAAGGCCGCAATCAATAATCAAAAAAGAAAGGGGAGGGAGGTGCGAGCTGTGTGGATTTGACAAGCATTACAACTGCCTTGATTTCCATCACAAAGATCCATCCACAAAGTCATTTGAGGTTGGCAGAAAATCTGGATTTCCAGTTGAGAAGCTTCGCATGGAAACAGACAAGTGTGCGCTGGTTTGCAAGAACTGCCATTACCTAATCCACGCTGGAGTTATTCAGCTATAAACTCTTTTCCCATTGACGCAACCTAACAAATAGCCCAAATATATTATCACTATGGCTATTGCATTCAAAATCCCCGCTGATTATTCCGCTCCCGAAGGTGTTAAGGAGGGCAAGGAATTTAACGATCTCGCAACCTTCAAGATTGATGGAGGCGAGATTATGGTTATCGCTATTGGGCAAGATAAGATCCCTCTTATGTCCCGCGAGGAGAAGATGAAGGAAGAGAAGGTCAAGGGCGGCAAGGATGCCATCAAGGAAAAGCTCCGTGCGCTGGAGAAGGAAGCTGGTGCGGGAGAGGTGGAAGTTGAGGTTGAGGAAGAGGATACTGAAGAGGAGATGGATTAAGAGTGTCCACCTACACTCCAGTTCTTGGATCTACCTACGACGATGATAAGCTCATCGCCCTTAAAACGCTTGATGTTTTAGGCGCGGTCGAGAGCTGGCTAAAGCGTTCTGAGAGCCAGCAGCCATATTCCTACGTTAGCACAGCCAGCGAGAATGCCACCGTTGTTAAGGCATCCGCTGGAACTATTTTCAACATGGCGTATACCAATACGTCAAATAACCACATCTATATCAAGTTTTACAACAAGGCCACTACGCCTAATCCATCATTAGATGTTCCTGTTTTTATTTGGGCTGGCTCAAAGCTTGACCATGACTCCATTGCTTTTGGTTTGAATCCAGTAAGCTTTCCAATTGGTATTTCTTTTGCAATTGTTAGCACGGCAACTGATGGAGGAGCTATTGGTGCTGGTGATGTAATCCTTAACTTTTCATACGCATAAGTCATTGCTGAACGAAACTATTTGATTTAAATAATCTGATATACTAAAAAATCTTTATGAGCATTACCACAACTCCCATTGTCCTTTCTACCTACGCTGACGATAAGCTTATTGCTCTCAAGTCGCTGGATGCAGTTTCTGCTGTTGGCTATGATTACGAGTTTTCTGACTACGCTGCTGCTGATAAGCCTGGAACGATTGTCATCAAGGATGGAGATGTAGTTATCAAGACGCTGACTCTGACGTATGATGGGTCTGGCAACGTGACTTCTATCGTTCGCTCATAATGGCACTTGTTGACAACATACTCGCCTACTGGAAGCTGGACGATGACGGCAGCGGTGCTGTGTCGCTTGTAGATTCTACTGGCAATTCCAACACGCTCACCAACTACAATGGCGTTACTCTAGGAACTGGAATCATTGCTGGCGATGCGATTTTGGATGGCAGCAACTCTTTATATTCTGGAAACATATTTACTGGTTCTGGAGATTGGTCAGTTTCAGCATGGGTTAAGCCTCAAGAAGTTGCATATTATTCAGCACTAATAACTGCAACTAATTTTAACTTTTATCTTAATACAGACAACTCTGTTAGTGTTAATGACAGATTTTCCCAATCTGATATTGAGTCGGTTGGAAATGTTCCAAATGGAGCTTGGAGTTATTTAACTATTATATCATCAAGCGGAACAACATCACTTTATATTGATGGACTTTTTGTTGCATCAACAACTCAAGCAATCAATCCAATTGACTATGCATCTATTGGAACATTAAGCGAATCACAATGGTTTTTAAGCGGACAAATTGACGAAGTCGGAATCTGGTCTAGATCGCTATCTATTTCTGAAATAACTGATCTCTATAACAGTGGATACGGACTAACATATCCATTCATTCCATCTCTTTATTTTAGTGGTGGAAATCTATCCACTCTTTCAAATTGGTGGAAAGACCCTGGGTTTACTATTGCAGCAGACTCTCTTCCAGATGAAGATACTCCAGTTGTTATTTCAGAAAATGCCACATCTGGATCATTGATTTGTTCCACAGCAACAATTATTGATGCGTCGAATGCTGGAGATATTACTGGTGACTGCACATTTAATGGAACCTCCTCAAACTCTGGCAACATTACTGGAGATGCAGATGTCTATCACCCAGCACAGAATCCCCTTGGTGGCGATGTAAGTGGAACCATCTCGTATTTCTGGCCCAATGGAACTGGTATTTGGGGCGGGGATGTTTGGTTCAACGGAGATAATGTTGTTGTGATTCCAGCAGAAAACGAAGTAAAGGCAGGAGTTGTGTATGGATTCCCATCAGACCCGCTTACTGGTACTTATACTGGAAGCGGTGGTGGAGGCGGCAGCGATACCACAATCTCCCGACTATTAAACCTTCCTTGGTTTATCAAAATCTAATCTGATAAGATGAACCATCCAGACGCTACAGTTTCAAACGGAATAATCGGAACGGCAACCTCTATTGGTGCTACCGTTGTTAGTCTGCTTCCTCATATTGAAACATGGATGCGGATCACATCACTCACCCTTGGATTGATTATCGCAGTATTGACACTTGATAAAATCCTCAAGGAAAGAAAAAAGGACAAATGAAAAAACTTCTTATTGTTTGTGCGTCCATTCTTCTTATTGGATGCGCGCACAAGCCAGTTGAGAAATATGTTGCTCCTTCCATTGTGCCTGTTCGCACAAGCGTGGAGAAGGTGCGTAAATATGTGCGTCCAGAAGGCACTGCTGCCGTGCAGGAGCTAACCTCTGCAATCTCCACATACGAGTTTCAAGTTGCAGAGCAAGCCAAGTCTCTCGCCAAGGCAGAGGCAGATGCCGTTTATTGGAATCAGAAACATGGTGAGGCATTGCGAAAGTTGTGGTTCTGGCGCGGTCTTGCCATTCTCGGAGCCGCATTGATTTTGGCAGGAGTTGGACTCAAGACTGGATGGAAGTTCATGGTATGAACAAGACAACTTGGCAACGCTTGCTGCTGTCAATACTTGGAATCATAACAATCCAAGTAAGCTGGAGGTGGGCCGTGGCCCATTTGTATTCCATGCCAGAACCAGCAATCGCTGGGTTTGTCTCAATCACAACCAACAGCTTCTACATCATTGGGGCTATAGTCATCTTTATGGTGACGGGACGCTTGATTTACGAGTGGAAGATGGGAAGCCAGCAAGTCCAGCAAGTCGCATCCCATGTGGAGTATATCAGCGAGAAGTTGACCAAGAATGCCAAGGAGTCCGATTATGAGGCTTCCGTCTGAGAATACGCTAAAGCTGATCTATGACTTTGAGGTTGGTGGAGGAGAGGCATACTACAATCGGTTTT